GCGAGGAATGGGTCTGGGAGGTGTGGCGGGTTGCTGCGGATGGCACTGACGGGTACCACGCGTGGCACGACTGGGCGACTGATGAGGACGTGTCCGAGCGGTATGGCCGCATGGCTGAGACGGGCCCGACGTACCAGTGGAGGACGCTCGACGGCCGCTACGTGCTGCCCTACGTGCTGTACCACGCGGCGCTGACGGGGGCGCTTCTCGATCCGTACCACGGGTCCGAGCTGGTTTTTGGCACGCTGGATGTGGCGGTACTGTGGACGTACCATAGCCACATCATCCGCAATGCAGCGTTCGAGGTGCGGTACACCCTGGGCGCGCGCATTGGCGCCGAGCTTGACTATGGCGACACCGGCGGCGGGCCGCGCATGCGGGCGGTGGCTGATCCTACGGCGGTGCTGTCGGTGCAGCGGGACCCGGACTTCGACGGGCAGCCGCAGATCGGGGCGCTGGCTCCCAGCGCTGACCCGCTGGCCATCGCGGAGGCGATCGTCATCCGGGAGCGCCGGCTGATTGCCTTTGCGGGCTTGAGCCCGGCAGACGTGCACCGGACGTCCGGTGACCCGCGCTCGGGCTACAGCCTGGCCATCACGCGCGACGGCCAGCGCGAGGCGCAACGCCGGTACGCTCCGGTGTTCTCGCCGATCGACGAGGAATTGATGGGGCTGTCGGCGACCGCGCTGCGGCTGGCCGGCGGGCCGGTGCTCCCGGAGGTTGGCTGGTCGGTGCGGCACCAGCTGCTGCCGGCGTCGCCGGAAGAGCGGGATGCCGAGCGGCGCGAAGTGCTCGAGCTTATGGCGCAAGGGCTGATGGGCCGGGCGGAAGCGCGCGCGCGTCTGACCGGTGAGTCGATGGAGCAGGCAGAGCGAATCTTGGCCGCGCTGCGGCCGATGATGGGGGCGTGATTGGCTGACGAGCAGCAGGAAGACCCGATCGAGGCCGCCGAGAACATGGCCGCCGCCAACGGCAACGCAGCGTTCGCCGAGCGTTTGCGGCATCAAGCGGCGCAGATCCGCAGCGCGCGCGCGGAGGCTGCCAAGCTCCGCGCCGAGCTGGACGGCGTCAGCAAGAGCCACGTCCCGATGACAGAGCTCGAGAAGCTGCGCAGCCAGATCGAAGTCGAGCGCGCGTCTTGGTCGGCAGAGCGGGCGGTGTATTCGATCGGCATCACCGACCCGCAGGCGATCAAGGTGGCGCAGCTGTTCCACGCTGACCTTCCCGAAGCCGAGCGGCCGCCGTTGGCCGATTGGCTGAAGGGGCTGCAAGCCGAGCCGAGCAAGGCGCCGAAGGCGTTGCAACTGTACTTTGGCGCTCCGGCGTCGACTGACCAGCCGCAGGGGAATCAGCGGCGCGCTGCTGCTGCGCCGCCGGTGGCGGCGTCGGTGGCGACGACGACGACGGGCGCGACTTCGGGCGAACTGTCCGCTGAGCAGATTCGCCAGATCCAGCAGCGCGCGCGCGAGTCCGGGGACTGGGCGGAGTGGGATCGGTACTTCCCTCGGAAGTGACAACCAGGGCGGACCGTGGTAGCGTGAAAGCAACGTCTACCACCTGGCACCGCGAAGCCGGCGATACGGGCGCAACCTAGCCAGGCCAGACGAACGAGCCGAACATGGCCAACGAGATTCTGTACGCTGGCGTTGCGGACCTTCGCACCGCCGAGATCCTGTCCGGTGAGTACCTTCGCCTGCTCGCGGCCCGCGAGTCGCTGCCGCAGCACCCGGCGCTCGTGTACGGCGGCGATGCCGCTGGCAGCGGGTCGGTTGTGGTCAAGATCCCGCACCTGGGCCTCGACGGCTACGACCTTCCGTCGTCCGTGGCGGACGGCGCGGCGATTGCGAACACCGCGCTGTCCGACGGCTCCACCGCCATCACGGTGGCGCGGTACAGCAAGGCCTACGAGATCAGCGACCTCGCGCGCCTCTCGGACCGTGGCCTGCTGTCGCCGCAGGCTTTCGCGCAGGACGCGGTCGTCTCGTCCGCCGCGCTGCTCGTCTCGCTGGTGGCGCCGCTGATGTCGGGCTTCTCCAACTCGGTTGGCAGCACCGGCGTGAACCTTTCGATCGCCGACTACTTCGCGGCCATCGGTCAGCTCGAGGTCTCCAACGTCCCCGGGCCGTACCTCGCCATCCTGCACCCGCAGCAGGTGTCTGACCTCCGGGCGGCGATCGCCGCGTCGTCGGCGGGCGCGATTCAGTGGCTGCCGGAGTCCCAGGAGCAGGTCCGTCTGCTCGGCAACGGGTTCCGCGGTACCTTCGGTGGCGTGCAAATCTTCTCGACCACCTACGTCCCGACCGTCGCGGGCGGCGCGGACCGTGGCGGCGGCATGTTCGGCAAGGGCGCGGTCCTCTGGGCCGACGCCAGCATCCCGGCTTCGAACAGCTCGGAAGAGCTGATCATCGGCGGCAAGGTGCTCTTCGAGCGCGAGCGCGACGCCAAGTCGGGCCTGACTCAGTACGTGACCCACCGGTACGTGGGCGTGGCTGAGGGCATCGACGCGGCCGGCGTGCAGATCGCCACCGACGCCTGATTCTGACTCGATCACGGAGGTTCCATTGTCTCGAGCGACCCGCCAGCAGCGCCAGATCGAACCGGAAGCGGACGGCGGATTCACGCCGCAGCTCGACGGAGTCGGTGACACGGCTCCGGCGCATCCCATCGGTGTCGGTGTGGTCTCGCTGCTTCGGTGGCATCCCGAGCGGTGGCACGTCATGCATGGTCGGCTGATTCCGCAGACCAGCGGCTTCCCCTTGCAGGCGGGCGTCAACAACGTCCGCCGCAGCCGGGACGGTCGCTGGTTGATCCGCGAGGCAACGGCGCAGGCCGCCGAGCGCGGATGGCGAATCATCCCGACCGATGTGGACGGGCCTGGCACTTCCTACTTCGCCGATTCGGCCGGCACCTACCGTTGGCAGAAGCGTCACCCAGGCTCGTCGGTCGTTGCGACCGACGAACGGGCGTACGCGGCCTGGATGGCTGGCTTGATCGAGCGTGGCGTGATCGAGCCGATTCGGCCGTACGTCGCCGAACGCATCGCCGAGCAGCTGCGGCAGCAGGTTGGCCAGGTGTCCGATCAGGTCGCCCAGGGGTCGCCCAGCGCGGTCCCGCTGCTCGAGCGCCTGCGTGCAGACCTCGGTGTCGTCGAGAAGACGCTGGCGGGTGCTGCATGAGCGACCGAGACCACCAGTCCCGCGCTCAGTCCGAGTCGCGGATGTACGAACAGATGCGCCAGTCTGGGATCACCCACGATGCCGCGCGTGAGGCCGCCCGCAAGGCGTCCGAGACCGTGCACCGCAACGTGGACCGGACGCACTCCGATACCCACCGCAAGCCCGACAAGGGCTGAGAGGTCACAATGTCCATTTCCCGCATGATCACCGCCGCTGGTACGGCGGTCTCCAACACCACCACCGAGACCTCCCTGGCCTCGTGGGCCGTCTCCGCGAACGAACTGCAGCCGAACAAGCTGTACCGCGTCACCGGCGCGATTCGGTCGACCGCGACGAACAGCACCGACACCCTCACCGTCACCATCCGGTGGGGCACCTCGTCGACCATGTCCTCGAACACCTCGGTGTTTGCGACGACTGCGGTCGACCAGGCCAACGACGATGTGGTTGTGTTCGCGTTTGATCTGCACGTGCAGACCGCCACGCGCGTCGCCGTGTCGGGCTTCATGACCGACGCTGACGCTGAAGGCAGCAAGCTGCTCGGCTCGGTCTACCACGTCCTGACGACCGCAAAGGACACGGCCTACCGGCTCGACGTGACCGCTACCTGGTCGGTGGCGAACGCTGGCAACTCCTGCCAGGCCGAAGCCTTCACCATCGTCGAGATCGTCTGATGGCACTGGCGACCCGCTACAGCACGGACTTCCGTGTTGCGGATCTCATCCGCCGCGGCGTCACTACGACGCTGCGGTGTGCGATGTACCGCGGCGGGTCGCTGGTCGCTCCGGTGTCCGGGACGGTGTCGATCTACGATCAAGCCGGGACGGCCATTGTCACTGCGGCGGCGGTTGTCGTCGCCGATGGCGTCGCCACCTATGACGTGCTCGGGACGACGACGGCGTCGCTGCAGCTGCGCGAAGGCTGGCGGGTGTCCTGGTCGCTGACCATGCCTGATGGCGTTGTTCACGTAGCAGAGAACAACGCCATTTTGGCGCGGCACGTCCCGCACTGCCCGGTGTCCGAGCGTGACATTTGGTCCCGCGTGCCGAGCTTGCACCCCGACTCTTCGGGGCGGATCTCGACGCGCCGGGACTACTCGACGACGATTGACGATGCGTGGGTGCAGATCCAAGACGGCCTGCTCAGCAAGGGCCGCCGGCACGAGCTCGTCGTCACCGCCACGCAGCTCCGCGAAGTCACGCTGCTGCTGTGTCTCGCTTTGATCTTTGAGGACCTTGCCGCCGGCATGCAGGACGGCTCGGCGATGCGGCTGTCCGCTGCCGACTACCGCCGCCAGTACGCCACGATGTGGGCGCAGCTGTCGTTCGACTACGACTCGGACGATGACGGGACGCCCGACACCCGGGCGTCGGCGCCGCAAACGGTGTGGTTGTACGGCGGTGACCGCCGCGGGTACCGCTGATGGCGGTGTCACCGGCGCTGATTCGCTCGACACTGCGAACGCACCTGGAAGGCGCGGCGCAGGGCTGGACAGAGCTGGCTGGCGTGCCGGAGATGCTGGGCATGGACCCGCGCACGCTGCTGCACCTCGGATACTCGGTGGCGGTGCCGAGCTCAACCACGGTCACTCCTGACCGGCAGGCGCGCGGCGGCATCCACCGCGGCGCGGTAGTCTCGACTGACATTGTGGTCCGGTGGTCCTACCGGCTGCCGGTGGACGACCAGCGCGCGGGGTACGATGCAGCGTTGCAAGCCGAGCAGGACCTTTGCCGGCTGGTGCTGTCTGTCCCGGGCGAGGACCAAATTCTGCTGCGTTGGACGGGCGCGTCTCGAGCCCCGACCGGCGACGGCTCCCACCTCACCGGGCAGCTTGAATTCGTCTGCCTCCACACCTACGACCTGACCGCGGAGTGACACATGGCCGCCCCTTCCACGTACGTGAAGAACGCAATCCACGGCGCGCTGTCCCTTGCGGACGGCACCGGCACTCCGGTCACGCTGACCGTGAGCTACGACAAGGGCGACTTGCAGCTCAATGGGCTCGGCGCTGTGCTCAATGACCTGGTGCACATCAGCCGCCGCGGGAAGTACGTGTCGAGCGCCCACGGCGCGCGCCGGTACCCCACCGTTTCGTTCTCGATGTTCGCAACCAACGTCGTGGGCTCGTCGTCGTCGGCTCCGGGTTCGGTCACCGAATTTCTGACCGGCAAGGGCGCCTACTCGGCGAACATCAGCACGCTTGGCAGCGGGCGCCCGATGGCGGTCAAGCTGACCCTGACCATCGAGGGCAGCAACTTCGGCGACACTGCCGACGAGACCATCGTGATGAACAACGTGCTGGTGGAGACCATCAACTTCAACGAGGCTGAGGACGGAAACACCATCAGCTTCGAGGGCACGGTGCTCGGGTCCGTGGTTGTGACGAACTCGACGAACACCGTCACCTACAGTGAGGTTGCCTGATGGCGGATCGCCTTGCCGGTGCGGATGTGGAGCTGGTGCTGCCGGCGTCGTTTGCGGAGCGGATCGACGTTGTCGAATGCCTCCGCGACGGCTCGCCGCTTCACCGCGTGGCAGCCGCGGCGCTCGGGCTGTGCTGGCCTCGCATCCGGCGCAAGCTGCCCTATCGCGGCAAGCTGCTCGACTACGGCGGCCAGGTCATCGACCTGCTGCTGCGCGAGGGCGCCACGATGGATGAGGTGTACCCCGTCGCGGCGAAGGCGCTCGAGGTTGTGGCGCAGTCTCAGCTTCCGAGCCAGGCCGGAGTCGACGCCGCCCTGGGAAACTCCGCGGCCCCCTCGTCGGGGGCAAGCAGCGGCTGACAATCGACCGCATGGTGCTGCGAATTGAGCGCGACCGGGGTTGGCTCCCGGGGACGTTTGCGGCACTATCGGTCGAAGAGCAAGAGCGTCTGCTCGCGTTTGAAGCCGTCGAGGGCCGGGGGGTCGTGTGAGCTACTACGTCGGCACCGGCAAGAGCAAGGCCCTGATCCAGAACGACCTGGAAGACATCCAGGGCACGATCGACAAGCTGCTGCCGGGCGCTCGCAAAGTGCTTGAGCGCGAGGCGCGCGAGGTGTACGACTACGCATGGCAGCGATGGCCGGTGCGGACGGGCGTGTCTCGAGCGGGCCTGACGTGGGGCGTGCTGATCGCGCCAGACCTGTCGATGATGCGTGGGTTCGTGGCCAACGGCGTGGACTATGCGCGGTTCATCAAGTCGCCGCAGGTGAAGACGGGGACGGGTCACGCCATGACTGAGCTGCTTCGCAAGCCGGTCGCGGAGCGGGCGGATACCATCGCCGCAGAGCTCGGGCCGCTGCTGAAAACGGCGATGGAGTGACCAATGGCGGACATTGACATTGGCTGGAAGGTCCGCCTGGACGACTTGCAGAAGCAGCTGCAAGCGTCCACGAAGCTGTCCAACGACGAAGTCCGGCGCATGGTCACGTCGCTGGGCTCGCAATTCAAAAAAGCGGAAAGCGAGGCGACGAAGGCGGCGAAGGCTGCCGAGAAAGAATGGTCCAAGAGCATGGACAACCTCAAGGGCGTGGCCGAGAAGTCTCTCGGCATGCTCGGGGGGCCGTTCGCTCAGCTTGGCGAAGTGGTGTTCGACCTGGGCGGGAAGATCAGCGGCACTTCCGGGGCGGTGGGCACGCTCGGGGTGGCGCTGGGCGCCAGCGCTGCAGCGGCGGGTGTGCTTGTCGGCGGCACGATCGCGCTCGCATCGGCGGCCAGCGAGGCGACGATCCGCTTGCAAGAGCAAGGACTTGCGGCGGAGATCCCGCCCGAAGCCATGCTAAGCCAGAAAGACTACACGGACGCCATCAACGGCCTATACACCCAGGTCGACGTGCTGACGGTGCAGCTTGGCGGCCCCGCGATGAACGCGGTAGCGAACCTGAGCTACGCAATCGTGGGGCTGACCAACAATCTCGGCGCGATGATTGACCCGATCGTGTCCGCTTTTTCGGCGATCGGCGCCTTTAACCGAATGATGTACGAATCGAAGATCGCAACCGTGGCGACCTTCGGTGCGAACAAGCTGTACCTCGGTACCATGTTCGCAATTGTTGATGGCTTGAGCAGCCAAGCCGACGAAGGTCGCCAACTCGTGGCGCAGCGACAGGAAGAAGCGGCTGCTGCAAAGCAATCGACAGAAGCGGCGAAGGGTGAGGCGGCGGCTCGGGCGGTAGCAGCGACCGCCACGCAGCGGCAGACTCAGGCGAGCAAGGCGCAAGCCGAACAGCTCAAGCTCGAGGCCGAGATTGCCGCCGCTGTGGCCGGCGATCTCCAATCGTACGAGCAGAAGAAAGCCGATATGCGGGTGGCCAACTACGAGAACGAGAAGGCGTTTGAAGCTCAGCGAATGGCCGAGGCGGAGGCACGGCACCAGAAGCAGCTGCAATTCGAAGCCGACTCGAAGGCCGCCTATGAAGATGCAGTGGAAGCCGCCAAGACGATGGCGCTGGCCCAGGCTGATGCTGTTGCCGGGTCGCTTGGCAACTTCAACGAGCTGGCAACTGCTGTGTATGATTCTGTTGCCGAGAAAGGCGAGAACGCTACCGAAGCGGAGAAGCGCGCCGCGCGTACGGCCTTTGCCATCAGCAAAGCGCTGTCCGTCTCTCAAGCCTTGATTTCTGGAGCAACGGCCGCCATCACGATGGCTGCCTCCCCGGCGTTTGCGTCGATGGGGCCGTTCGGCCCCGTGTTGGCGGCTGCTTCCGCCGCTGCAGCGACCGCCGGCGCACTGGCGCAAATTGCGTCCGTCAAGCCGCCGTCGTTTGCTCGAGGCGGCATGGTTGACACCGACCCTGACCACCAGCTCATTCAGGCTCGGGCGGATGAAGCGGTCCTGACGGGCCGCGGAGTCCGAACGCTGGGCGGCCCGGACGCTGTCGAGCAGCTTAACCGCGGCATGGCCGGCGGTGCTGGCGGGCAGACCGTGGTAAACATGTACGTCGACGGACGCCGGCTGGCGTCGTCGTCGGTCAACGAATGGGGCTCTCTGCTGTCCGGTCGCCCGCTCGGGCGGCGGCCGGCGTACGGGTGACGGATGGCGCGTCTCGGAAACGACCTGGCAGCGATCGCGGTACCGCCGTCCGGTCTGTATGACGCGCTGGCGGTGAACACCGCTACCTCGACGACGAGCAGCTACAGCCAGGCCGGTTTCGACCCTGGCGACGCTGAAAGCGAAGACGAGTACGTCAAGATGGTGCCGCTGCTCAGCGGGCAGCAGGTCGCCGACCTTGAGATCGTGTCCCTCGTTTCGGGCATGCCGATGCTGTCGATCGTCGGTTCGGCGCAGCTCGGCTGGCGTTTCGCGGGCGACCCTGCCGCATCCACGCGCGGCTGGATTGCGCCGAACTGGCTTACGGGCGTTCTGACCTACGAGCACACCACATCGGGGTCGACCAGCTACCCGACCTGCGGCATCGTGACGCATCCGCAGTCGCAGAAAGTGGTCGCGGCCTACAAGTCCAGCTCGGCGCGGGTGGCGCGCACTTATGACCCTGGCGAACACACGGTCACGCCGAACCAGAAGACCACCGCTGCTCGAGAGATTCGGGCGGACTGGGATCCGTCGGACGCGATCGTGTGCTACCCGACGACGGGCCGGATCGTGTGCATCGCTGCAAACCGCGCCTATCGCTCGGACAACGTCGGTCACGATTGGACGCTGCACTCAAGCGGCGTGTTCGCCACCGAGATTGACTGGCAGAACATTGACTACGCTCGCGCCGCGGCGTCGGCCGACGGGTCGGCGCTGTACCTCGGAGAAGAGGAAACGTCGGGCACAATCTACCAGGGCGTCAGCGTGGATGGCCTCGCCACGGTGGAGCTCGTCGGCAGCTGGTCAGGCGAGCGGCCGTCGGTGACGGCGCTGCCTGGCGGCGGATATGCGGTGGCCTGGATCGCGGACACAACCGACTACCCGCGGTGCGTGCGGCTGGCGTCTCCGTGGCAGCCGGTCGGCGATGTGGAGTCGGTCGTCATTACGTCGACGGCCTGCGATCACGTTGCCCTCGTGGCCGACCCTGACGGGATGCTGACGGCCTACTACTCGCCGTCCGGGGCGCAGGGCCAGATCCGTATGTCGGTGTCACTTGACGGCGGCGCCACCTGGACGGCGTACACGGAAGGCTGTCTGCGGTCGCTGTCGACCGACCGCCCGCTGGTCGAATACGTGGCAGCCTACAGCGCGGGCGCGCACATTCTGGCGGGGCAGTCGTCGGCGGACACCGCGACCGTGGATGGCACGCTGTGGATCTACCGGCTCGGGGGCTACTCGACGCTGGTCCCGTCAATCCCGGGCTGGACAGTTGCGCGCGATTTCACCGCTCGAGGTGGTACGGGTTTTTCTTCGGGGCAGAGCAACTGCAGCTGGACGCCGATCGAATTGCCGGGTGACGCGTCCTGGACGGCGGCGGGGACGGCGACGCAGAGCCTGACGATCGACGGCGTTCGCATCCAGGCGACGGCTGGGCAGACTCGCACTTACGAGCGGGACATTGGCGCTACGAGCTCCACCTCGGTGTGCGTGTTCGAGGTCGTTGCCGTGCAAGGTGGCGATGTGACCACAAACGAGATCGCGCTGAAGAAGCGCGTCTCTGATGCCAGCAACGAGCGCGAGCTGGTCATCGCACTTGAGGACGATGGGTCGGTCCGAGCGCGCGATGGCGTTGCAAACACGACGCTGGGCACGGTCACGATGGACCCTGACACCATGCTGCAGATCATGGTGCAGGTGTCGACGAGCAGCGCGATCAACTCCGGCGCGTGGGTCCGCTACCCATACCAGTCCAAGTGGACCGAGATCTGGACGGGTGCATTGGACAACGACACGGCAACGCCGGCTGGGACCAGCCGCCTGCAGTGGGGGCACATTTCAGCGAGCGCTGCCAATTCGGATTCACGGTGGCGCCTGGTCTGCGACACGGAAAGCACGCAGCTGGGGTATGGCATCGCGCACCCGCAGGCGCTGGGACGGCCGGTCAGCGCGCGCCCGTATCCGCTGGCCATTGAGGCCGGTCTGGGCTCGGCTGGCGTGTCGAGCGGGGACTATCTGCCCCTGTTCCTGAGCGCCGCCGGAGGGCCCGCCGCGCTCAAGGAAGTGTGGTCCATCGCGCGCCGGCCGACGCACCCGGTGTCCAGGCTGTTTCCGACCGAATCGCCGTCGCCGTCCGAGCCGTGGCGGTCGACGGACAAAAGCGAACAGCTGATCGTCTTCGACTTCACCCGCAACCGGTGGCTGGGTGACCAGCTGGCGCTGGTCGCCATCAACGTGAATTTCCGCGCGGCCGACCTGCAATACTACGACGGCGCGGCGTGGCAGACGCTCGGTTCGCTCGACCTGGCTTCGGGCTTCACCTCGACGACGGGCACCATCAGCGGCGTGTCGATGGTGCCCGCAGCGGCGACGTCGGCAGGCGGGCGGTACCTGCAGGCGGGGGAGCTCGTCGACGGGTACGCGGTGATCGACACCGGCTCGCCGGTCGTCACGAAGGCCCGCCGCATCAGCGGCCAGACGGCGGGGTGGTGGCGATCGGGCACCGGCCAACCTGAAGCACGGCTGACGCTTGAGGGCATGGATGGCACGGAGAACACTGCGACGGCGGCCATCCTGGTGGCCCGGTCGGGGGTGCTCGTCGTTCACCTCGGTTCGCTGGTAGCGTACCGCCGCTGGCGCATCCGCATCCCGGCCAACCAGGTGACGCCCGATTCTCATTATGAGGCGGGCCTGCTGTCGGTCATGCGGGTGCAGCTGCTCGGCTCGGCGCCCGCGTGGGGCTGGTCGCAAGAGACGGCGCCGAACGTGTCCACCTCGCGCGCGAGAAACGGCGCGACGACGGCGTCTCAACTCGGGCCAGCCATCACGACTTGGACGATGGATTGGGCGGATGGCGTTGACCTGAAAGCGCTGCGCAGCGACGGCTCGGCGGTAGACTGGCAAGCGCCGTCGGGCGGGTACACGTCGGGCGGCATCACTGCGGAGGACGTGGGATGGGTGCTGCGCGGCATCCTCGAAGAAACGGACGCGGGAGCGCACCCGGTGCTGGTGCTTGCCTCGGTGCCCGAGACGAGCGGGACGACCATCACGGACCGCACGCTGTGGCACTATGGGCGCCTGACCAGCTCCGTGCGCCTCGATCACCTGCTCGGAACTGAGGGCGAGGCGGAAGTCGTGCGGGTGGCGTCACTCTCGATCGTGGGGATCCCGTGACGCACTGGTTGCTCGAGATGCAGATTGGCGGGCGGATCCACCGCTACGCCCAGCAGCCGCTCGAGGTCACCGACGCGCGCGGCGCGGTGTGGACGTATGCCGCTGGGCTCGGCGATGTGGAACTGTCGGTGGCCGCGTCGTACACCCTGGGCGACGCATCGGCGGATGTGGAGATCACCAGCGACGAAGACTGGGGCCGCATTGCGGCGCTGGGCGTGCCCCTTGACGGAGGCCAGGCCGTGCTGCGCCTCTGGCGAGAGGGCACGCTCCTTGAGCGCGCGCGCGTCATGCTGCGGGGGCGGGTTGCGCAGCCGACCTATGGGGCGGTCGGCGAGCCGCTGACGGTCATCGTGCAACGGAGCCTGAGAGGACAGGCTTCGCAGATTCCACATCCGCGAATGTCAGTGGATTTGGAAACCTGGACGGAACCCGCCAAGCCGGCCATCGGGCTGACGTACCCGGTGGTCATCGGAGCGCCGGGGCACACGGAGTCGGCGACGCCAACGCCATGCGTTCCGGTGCCTCAAGTGCTGTGGATGAACGAGGCTCAGGAAGAAACGGAAACGTTTACCGGGATCGCCGAGCTTGATTGGAACTGCCCGGTCATTGACTTGAATTACGCGCCGCTAAGTGCACGCGTGTTTCATACTCCGGCAGGCGATACCGAGTATGAAATGCTGAAGAACGTGGACTGGCGGATCTTCTTTGATGCCCCGGTGACGGCGCTGCAGCTTGCGAACAATGGTCAACTGGTGTTGACCGATCGCTGGATGGGAACGTCAGCAGACACGGTCCGAATCGTCTACTGGTACATCGTCCCGGCTACGTATGAGGGCACCCGCTCGACGGTGGCGTGGATCGGCGGTCACGCCACGCAGGTCCGATTCGAGGTCATGCCGCCGATCGGAACCGAGCTCAATGGACCGTTGATTACCGATCAAACGGTCACGCCTACGGTCGACTTGTTGTCTCAGCCGGTCCAGGTTGTGAACCGAGCGTACCCGCTGCCGGGCGGAAATTACTTTCAGATTGGCTCGCCTGACGACCAGCTGTACGTTGGATTCCGCGACGACGGCGTGTACGGTGGCGGCATCAAGTACCGCGGAAACGAGCTGCTGCGCGGCGCTGGCGATGTGCTCGACTACATGCTGTCCAGGTACTACTCGGGGCAGGTGGACGCTGCCCGCATGGCGGCCGCTCAGCAGTACCTCAACAGCTGGAAGATTGACGCGTGGATCGAAGAACCCGTCAACGTGTGGGACTGGCTGCAGTCTGAGGTCCTGCCACTGCTGCCGGTGGAGATGCGCGAGTCGCCAGACGGGATCTACCCGGCGATCATCCGGTATGACGTGACGGCGGTGGACGCCCGCGGGCGGCTGGTTGCAAACGAGAACGCGGTGCGGGACTCGGCGGTGTCGTATACCTCGGGCGAGATCATCAACGAGGTGATCATCAAGTACCGCCCGGTGCGCGACACGTGGCAGGGCCAACGGACGCTAACGGCGCAGGCTGAGAAAGTGTCGATCGGCCTGCCGAACCAGCAGCTGGGCGAGGCCTGGTCGACCAACCAGCCGGGCTTCTACGGCTCGCCTGACGAACGGGTGCTGGGCCACCAGCGGGCGGCATTGAGCCAGGCAAAGTACGGCCTGAAGTCAAAGGAAGTCAAGGCCGCCGCGCTGTGGGATACGGCGTCCGCCATCCTGACGGCCACCTGGATGCTCGATCGGTATGCCCTGTCTCGCCGCCGGATCCGATACCGGGTTGAAGAGGACCGGTGGG